CTCTTTTCTTAGAGCGTATTTCTCTTGGGTCGTCATCTTCTTCATATGAAAAATTATCTTCCATATATTCAGATACTTCTTGTGAATCCCAAGGTTTAGATTGTTTATAATATTCTCGCAATAGATCACCATCATTATATTTTGATAGGTCTCTATTTAATAAAACAAAGTCTTCAACACTACCGCCCGTTTCTTCCATAAACTTAACAAGCTTGTCTACATTTTCCGGAAGTACAACTTCGGGCTCTGCAGGTTTAGGTTGTTCGTTTACTTGAGCAGCTCTTTCATCTACTTTAGGCTGGTTAGTTTCTACCGCTTCTTCGTCTTTGATAAGCTCGAGCGGCGAGTCTTGCTCTTCTGTTTCTTTGGCTTCGGTTTGTTCCTGTACTTCTTGCTCCACTTCTTTGCTATCTCCGGGTGCATCTTCCACAGGAACCCCCTCTGCTTCTCGCTCTTGAACGGCATCTTTTTCTTTGTTTAATTCGTCTAAGTTAATTTTTGGCACTTCATCAACCTCTTTGCCCGCGGCTTCAGGTTCAATCTTACCTTCTTCAACTGCTTTATCTAAAACAGCTTGTTCCTGTTCTTGTGCTGACTTTTGTTCAACGTCTTCAGCAGCACCTTTAATTTTCCATTCTGCCATAATTTAATAATATATAATAGTTAATAATTTTTATTTAGGTTCAAATCTGCTAAGGTCTATACCCCCTAAAACATCATTTCCGCTAGATTCAAAAGCTTTTTTAGGCTCTGGGTTTGATACTGGCTTTTGTAATTCTATTTGTTTTTTTGCATCAAGCTCCATTCCTTTAAGCTTCATATTTAAATCAAACTCATACTGCATCAATTCACGTTTTGTTTGTGCTTCTGATTCTAATTTTTGAATATCAAGTTGAGATTGCAACTGAGCTAATTTACCCTTAGCCTCAACCTTGATATTTTCAGCTTGAGCTTTAGCCATTTCAGCAGCTTGAGCAGCTTGAGCATTGGCTTGCGATTGTGCTGCAATATTTCTTTCTGCTTTTAATTGGTCTGTAGCTTCCTTCTTAGCTCTTCTATATTTTAATAGTTGATTAGCTAGTTTTATATTTTTTACTTGTCTTATATCAATTATATCTTCAAGATGTATTTGATCTCTTGACAGTGCTACTTGTATGTTATTTTCTACAAGTTGTTTTTCATCTTCATCTGGATCTAGCTCTAAGAAAATGCCAAAGTCATGCATATGTAAATTATCCATTTCTTTTAAAGCACCTACACTAAATCTTCCAATACCCCCAATCATCGCATCCCTTTGTGGATGATATGCTAGCACGTCTTTTATTCTTACAGATATAGCTTCTGCCAAAGTGGTTGTAATGTATAAAGAGCTATGTAATATATGCCTAGTTGCTGTATTAGAATTTGCAGCAGCTAATTTTTGTACGCCTACTAAAGCATATGGGTCTGGATCAGATCCGTCTCTTGCTTCATTTAATCCAGTAACATCGCGAAGCATTTGCAGATAATAATTATATGCCTGTATTAATGCTTGGCTTTGTTGTCCGCCACCACCGGGTAATTCCTGTATTGGCACTTTGCCAGGGTTCATATCACCATCAACGGTCATAGACCTTCCTATAACTGATCCTGTTTGAAAATATAAGTTTAAAGCTTCTTGTGGGTTATAGTTTGTCCCGTTACCTAAATCAATTTCAGCTAATCCATCAGCATCTAAATAAACACCAGATGGTGTCATCCTTTGAATTACTTGCTGTAGCTTTAAATGTGTAAGCTGAATTAAATCAGCATAAGTAACCATTCTACTAACTAAGCTTTCAATTTTGCCTTTATACATTCTAGGGGCACTAACAACATAATTCATCATTACTTTGTTAATGTTAGAATCGGGCCTAACCATATTAGTAGCTTTTTGCCACTTTAAAAGTTTGTTAGAACCTAATACTAATACGCCTTCGTATATAGTTTCCATAGCCTGAGCTACTTTTTCAAATCTAGTTCTTTGATCTTTAGGAGGGTTAAACTTATCATCTTTCTTTATAGCTTTTTTAGCTCCTGTAGATGTTTCTTTTATTTTATATACACTTTGCTCCCAAGTTTTCCAATTAAAATATAATACAGTCAATGTGTTTGTATCAAACGTATCGTTTGAATCATTATCTATATAATCATAATTATTATAATTAGAAGATTTTTTTATAATGTCTTCAAATTCTTCGTTTGTTAATTCTGGAAATTGTTTTTTAAGCTCATTAGATTTAATTTGCTTAACTTCACCAAAATAATATACATCATCAAAATTAGGATCCTCGGTATATGAATATACTAAATTTGATGGATCAACATATTCTAGCTTTATACCATCTGTATTATTAAATGTATGCTTAGCAGCTGCAATACCTAAAACAGTTTGATCGTAATCACATCTCTTTTTTATTTCGTGATAAGTGTTTCTTTTGAAAATATTATCAATAGCTTGCTCATGGGCTAACTCAATAGATTGTTTATAACCTATTTGCATATGAAGCTCCAACTCTTCTTTGTTAGATGGTAGGTCTTCTTGTTTTACATTTCTTACATCAACACCTAAAGTTTCATCTATTTGCGTAATCAATTCTTGAGTATTCATATCCTCAAGCATCATTTCTACAAAATTAGTTCTTTCTTTAACAGATGTTGGATCTTGTGCAAAAGCTTTAACTGTAAACAATCTATCTTGCATACCGTTAACAACTATATCTACAAACTTAGGTATAATTGGCACTGGTTTCCAGTCTAAATTAAGATAAGATAAATCTCCATTTACAGAAAACTCATCTTTATATTTCTGAACAGATTGCTCACCTCTAGCATATAATCTTAACTTGTGAAAGTCTCGTTGATTTTGTACGAACCTTCCCGTGCCAGATGATTTTCTAAACCATTCGTTTTGTATACCACGTGCCACTTCCATTCCGTAGTCTTTGCTATTTTTAGTAGCATCGTCAACCGATTGGCTGGGAAATTGGGTAACTTGTCCTGTAGCTTCTGCCATTTTCTATTGTATTATTTTACTTTTTGAACCTTGGTTGTTATATTTTGAAAACCCAAAGTCTATTTTCTTAACCTGTCTTGCAGTTTTAGACGCGTATAAATGCCTTTGGCATGCCATTATAGCAAGACCAGAACTTATAGATGCATCAAACTTTGTTCTTTTATTAATATCAAATTTAGCCCAGTCTTCTAATGTTCTTTGGAAGTACATTCTACCGCAATCTCCATTTTCTTTTAACCCAACATGAGTTTCAATATAGCTTTCGATTGCAGCCGCATGGGCTTGTCTTATATCTTCTGAGGTATTAGGTATACCACCTAATTCCTTTTCTGTTACAGATAATTTATTTCTAGGTCTATCGGGTCTATTCATTGAATATCCTCTATAACCTCTTCTCTTAATATGATATAATAATCTAGGTTTATTATTTTCAGCAAGTATTGGCATACCGTAAAATATCATTGCCATAAGTACATCTTCAAAAAATATTTCAGCTGTTTGTGGTCTAGCAACATATTCTAAAAAGAATTGACTAGACGGTACATCTGTGAGCATACTAAATGCAGTAAGCCCGTGAAGCGCACCATTAGATCCGCTACCATCAGTTGTTCCGCTAATATCATAGCTATCACAACCAAAAGCGCCTAAATCTTTATTGCCTGGGTATTTAATACCGTTTTTTACTATTATATTATTTTGCATTTCAAAGGGCGGAATCCAGGATAATTTAAATCTGCCTGTTTTGTTTGGATGAAATTCTACTGTAGAATCTTTAACTCCATTTTTCCAGCTAAATGAACCGCGGGTTACGTAACCTTGCATTGTCATTTCTTCATTGAAATCTACTTGTTCGTATATTTTATTTAAATTGAATAAAGACTTTTCTATTTCATCTCTAAACGCATGCTTTTCGCTTCTTGGAAACTGTCTATAAAATTCATTTAAAGCATCATTATTCCCTTTGAGTCCATCTGCTTCATTCTCCCAATGATCGATAACTCCATGCCTGATAAGCTCACCGTCGATTCCTTCAACAGGTTTTTCTGGACTATCGAATACAGGAAATCCATATTTATTGATGAATCCTTCATAGTTCCACTCCATAGGTATGAACAAAGAGTATAGTCCACTAGCAGTCTGCCCATTGCGGTTTCGGTTTTCAACTTTTGAATCATTATATAATTTTTTAAAGTTATTACCACCTTTGTCTAGAGCATTTGATGTAGAGCCCATCATACACTTACCAACAACTTTTGCTCCTAACCTTAAACAGGTTTTAGTAACACGCCAGTTATTTAATATATTATCGGGCTTTTCCCATTTACCAGATTCATCATGAACTAGTAATTTTAGTTTTTCACCATCATAAGAGTTGTCTCCTGTGTTCTTCCAGTCAATCGTAGTGTCCAATCCTTCCCCCACCTGTACTTCGTTTTGATCAGTTGCTTTGAGTGAATTTCTTGTAAGCCTTTTAGATGGTATTTTGTAGGAAAGTTCTGTTTTAGGTCTTTCCATCCCATCTTGTATTGGTTTAAAGAAGAACGGGTAGTTAATCGATATAGGTACAATCTTGTCGGTAAACATTTTTTTTGCGTCACTACCGCTTTTGGATAATACCCCAAATCTTGCATCTTTTGATGTTGTAGCTTGATTAACTGTTTCTGCGCTTGCCATAAAGGAGAAGCCACTCCGTCTATTTTTGAGGTAGCACATTCCGTAACATCTGTAATCTGCTTTGCAAGCCTCCCAAAAATAAAAGAATATTTTATTTGATTGTCTGAACTCAGGTGCACCAACATCAATTTTTGTCCAGTTAAGGTACATGTAATGCGTTCCTGTAATGTAGGTTGCTGTGCCGTTACACATAAACCAGTAGCCATCACTGCGACGATCAAACTCTGAATTAATATATTCGTAATACTTTTCTTTAATTTCATCTGGATATAATTGAAAATCATGTATTGATTTAATTTTTGATAGCGTAGTGGGTTTTAAGGTTTGCTTAAAAACTTGATCTTCAGGTTTTTCGCTATTTGAATATACTTCTTTTGGTATTGCAGGTAGTGCAATACGCAATCCTTGTACTTCAAAAATTTCACCTATAGTTCCATCTTTACTTATTACTACACAATCAAGATCGTCATTATAACCGTACTTGTAATTTTTTAGCTTGTTGTTTCTTTTTACATTTTTAGTAGACAAATGCGCAGAGTGTATAGCATATAGATTTTGTTTGTACATTACTTGACTCTGTTTTCTACACCATAGAAACTATCTTTAGCATCTTTAGGTGATTCGTTCATCATTTCGTTCATTTCCTCTACTCTTTGTAAAAGTGCAATAGCATCTTCCATTGCAAGCCTATAAGCTGAGGCTGATATTTTTACTTTTTCAGGATCTAGTTCATCTGGATCCATTCTCTTATTCATTACTTTTATTAATTCATCAATTGAATTTTCTGCAGCATTAAGAATAAGTTTGCGTTTCTTTTTTATGTCCATAGTTGATAGTTATTTCCGTTGATAAAATTCTATATAATTTTTTATCATCTATGTTAAACTCGTATTCAGATTCTGGTGTAAACCCTACAATATCTCCACAGGACAGTCCTAACGAGCTTAAATAGTCGTTAGTATATGTAAGCACTCCTAAAAGTTTTTGTTCACTCTCGGTGCTCCATATGTCTTCGTTTTCTAAAGGTTTTACAAAACAGTACATATTTGGACAATGCCACTTACCATTTTGTTTGTAAGCAAACAACTGGTCAGGTGATACTGAGTATCTGTTTTCGTCTATATAATTACCTGAATTTCTTTCTTTACCTCTAACATCGTACCACCTTCTAAATACATTATGATGTATTATAACTTGGTCACCTGCTTTTATAGGGGTTTTAATATTTATAGGCGTACTTATTACTGTACCTATTCGATTTACAAATTCGTAATCTCTTTCTGTAATTTCAGTATTTAATATAAGCTCTTTGCCTTCGACAGATGTTTTGTTATTGTATCTGTCATTTGTTGATATAATATAATTGTATAATGACTTCATTTAATAATCTAGATTGTATTCTATAGACACAGCCATATTTTTATTAAAATGTTTCCAAGGCAATTGCGAGCCTTTCTTTTCAATGTATATCTGAAAAGAACCTTCTTGTTCAATTATGTCGCAAATCTTGTGGCCTCCGTAAACTTCCTGGCCTACTGAATAATGCATAGCTTCGTTTTTATAGTCTTGGCCTATGCTAATTTTTCTAATTAATTTCATTCAATTTATTTTAGTATGTCCATATAGTGGTTTCAGGAGCTCCTGGATAACCAATACCTACGTGCACAAAATTGTTTTTTCTTGAAATACCTATACGAGTGAATCCTACTTCAATAGCTGCTTTAACCAATTTAAAGGTTGCCTCGCCGCCTACACATGCAATATCGACTGCAGCTCCATAAGCATGTTCACCTGGTTTAGATTTCTTAGCTTCTATTGGATGATCAGGGCTTCTATAAGTTGATGTTAATTTAACTGGATAACCATATGCTTCCCTTAAGTCATCTAACATAACTAAAAGTGCTGGATCCATTTTATCAAATTCACTAAATTCAGATTCTTCGAAATATTTCATTTTTTATTTCTATCTTTTAATTTTATATAAATATTCATCCCAGTGTATATTATTGTCATAACCAATACTACGGTTTGCAAAGTGGGGTTAATGTTAGGCATGGCTGAAAATGCCACCGCTCCGACGTTTATGCCGTAAATTTTCAAGTCGCTCATTATTTGTGTTTACTGTTTCCAAATACTTTTTCCACTCCGCGAGATCCAAAATAGCCACCAATGACAATAGTAAGTAAACCTGTAATTGAATCTAATGGGTAACCCATATACCATCCAGCTACATAGCTTATTGTTAAAAATACTAAAGTTAAAGGGCGCACATTAGCTGCAAGCCACGACCCTGAAGTCGCATCTGCAACCCAACGTTTAGTTGTGCCGTCTATTTCTGCTCTTTCTAAATCTAATTTTTTTAATGCAATTCTTTTATCCTCTTCGCTCATATCTGAGCCACCAATAATAGCTTGTATTACTGAGCCCACAGGCGTATCACCAGCTATTGCACCTACGACGTTAGGAATCTTTTCTAATAAAAACTTCCCAACGCCGGTGTCTTTAAAACGTTTTTTAGCCATTTAATTTAATTTAAATATTACTCTAAGTAGCTTGCTGAGATATTGTATAAAAGAACTCAGGCGTACCATCATCATCTGTGCATACTATTTGAATAAAGTTTTTAGCGGCAGAAGTATCATCGTAGTCTCCACTTAATTTAATTGCCTCTGCCGGAAAAGTAAGGGTATTACCGCCCCCTGCTCCAGTAGCTACAATAATTTTTACCATACCAATTTTATAATCTGTAAAAGAAAAGGTTACTGCATGGTTTGGAGTTATTCTAAATATTTGAGCACTATTCCAATCAACAGATACGGATGTGCCTGACACTAAATTTGCCGAGGTTGTAAATTCTGGTGCTATAACACCCGATGTTATTTTTGTTAAAGCCATAATTTTTATTTAAAAGCCATATAGATGTAAGTCCCTGCTGAATTATTAAACCCTGAAAAAGTAGATTTTGGCTGAAAACCATTGTCAAGAAATTCAACTGCCCAATTAGAGTCATCTGTTTCAACATTAGATAAATTTGCTAACAACCTTTTATCTTTTACTGTATCAGTATCTCTTGCCGAATCCATCATCATCCAATGACTTGAATAGTTTGCTGTAACTCCTTTTACCATTATAAACCTTGGTTTAAATCCATTACTTCCACCTGAAGTACCATCATCAGTTGTATAAACTATAGGGCCTGTTGTAGAACTGTTCCCTGTATAACTTCCTATCTTGCTATATCCTGCAACTGAATGGAAGCAGTAGGCGATGTAGTCTTTTCC